GGCGGTCACTGAAACCGTGGCGGTACCGGCGACGATTGATACTGCCTCATCGGTCAGGTACTCAGCGCCGCTCTTGGCCTGCAGGCGGGTGTCCTGAGGGATGACCACGTCGTCATTGCCCGCAAAGGTGACATCGCCTGTGGCTGCTGTCGGATCCACTGCAGGTATGCGCCAGATGCGAGCCCAACGCTGCAGGTATTCAGATTCGGCGGTATCGGGGAACAGTTGCTTGGCCAGAAAGTCCAAGTACCCATACAGGCCATGGATGCCGCCGGCCTCGATGTCGGCCAGCACGCCCAGCAGAGAGCGCCGCAGTTCCGGCTGAGCGCCAGGCAGGCGTGCGCGGATATCGGCACGGATGCGCTCCTGGAGTTCACTCAGTGACGGACGTTCAAACGGCATTTAAAGGCTCTCCCAAAGGTTGTTAAAGGTCTCTTCAATGGCCTGGCCATCGCTGCGGATAATCCGGATCTTCAGGCCCAGGCGATCGGTGGCCACGGTTTCCGCTTCCACTTCGATGGTGTTGGCGATGCCGTCTTCACGAAGCCATTCCAGGGACTCGGCTGCGTAGGTTTCTGCCCGACGCCGAACCTCGGCCAGGTTCTTCTCGCGGGAGAGCAGCCAAAGGCGGGAGCCGAAGCGATCGCCACCGGCACGGGCCAGCATGTCTGCCCACCAGCCCCGCCGATCGTCGCTGCCGTCTGGCAGTACATCGCCGGGGTTCGCTCGCCGATCGGTGAGCAGGGATAGGACTACAGCGGTGCGCAGCCCGTCGTCTGCGACCAGGTCGCCGTCTTCCAACTGGATGTCGATGCGGCCGTCAAAACGCGGCAGGAGTGCGATATCGGTCATTGCGCAGCCCCCGTGGTTCCACCCGAATCACCAGGGTGGGTGTGGCCTTTCAGGGATACGCCGCCTGCCGTGACATCCCCGCCGGTGACACCCAGGTTGCCCTGAACGGATGCACCAGAGCCGCCACTCACGGCCATGCCACCCAGACCGGTGATAGCACCTTGGACGGTCAACGCACCGGTAATGGTGACCTGTGGCGTGTCCAGGGTGACGCTGGCAGTGGCCGCCACGTTGGCGGTATCACACTGGCCAGTGATCTCCGGCGCCGTGGCCGCAATCTTGGTGGCCGCGTCGACGTTCACCGATCCGCCGGCGGTTACGTTGGCATCGTTGCCGACAACCACTTCCAGGTCCTGCCCGACGTTCACCTTCACAATCCGGCCCCGCTTCATGTGGATGTAGTCACCCTCGTCCGTGTACAGGGCAACCTCGCCGTTCTGTAGGTTCTTCATCCGGTACCGGCGATCGTCCACCGCGATCGCCACCAGGTGGCCACGGGATCCGCCAACGGCTAAAGCGATCGCCTCGGCACCGTCCAACGGCCGACAGGTGAACCCGTATTGCTGGAATCGTTCCATGGCCGCCGTCTCACCGGCCAGCAGGTCGAGCTGCACCACCTGGAGCTTGCGGCCGTCGTCGGACAGGCGGACAACGCCCCGGGAAACGATCAGGCGCAGGCGGCGCCAGACAGGAGCCAGCAGGCGGACGATGTCTCTCATCCCCATACGGACTCCTCCTCTTCCGGCTCAGGCTCTGCGGACAGGTCCCATGCTGATGGCGGTACCACTTGGATCTCGGCGCGTTCGCCCTGGCCATCCAGAACCAGCTGCACGCCCTCGATGAGCATGTCGTCCTGGATGCCCAGCCAGCGGTCACGCACGGAAACCTCAAAGCCAGGCGTCCATAAACCACTGTCATGGCGCCACCCGGCCACGGTGTAGGTCAGCCCCCGGCCACGGCCGCGACGGCGGCGGGTTTCATTCTCAGCACGCTGCCGGCAGCCGGCCTTATCGACCGCCGTGTCAGCAACAATCACCTGCGTGCGGAAGCGGATGACGGGGTCGGTGGCCGTGCCTTCCGGACTGGCGGCTTGTTCACCTGAAAGCAGATCGTCACCGGGCTGCTGACCCTGGACGATGATCTGGGAGAAGCGATCCCGGATCGAGAAACGGCCGGAGCCCTGGCGGATGTTTTCACCCAGCGCCAGCGCCGTGTCGATACGGCCACGGGGTGGCTTAGTGATCACCAGCCGGCCCTGGGGATCGCAGACAAAGATCACCGCCCGGTACCGGCCCATTTGTTCCAGGGCTTCATAATATGGCTGACCAGACTCCACGGCCGGGGCCTTGATCGGCGCACCGGTATCAGCCTCGACCACCACCTCAATGCCGAATGGCTCGGCCAGTTCGCGGGCAATGGCTTCCAGCTTGCGGGGTTTACTCCACGTCTTGCGGCGGGAGGAACAGTCCACCAGGTCGGCGGTCTTGGAGCGGCCGCTCACCACCAGGCTGTGCTGTCTGGCATCGTAGGCGGGAAGTACTTCGTCGACATAACCGGTGATCACCAGCTCGTCATCGATAAACACCTGGCATTCGGCGCCACTGCGGACCGGTGCGGGCTGGGTGGATTCGCTCCACTTTTCAGTCAGGGAAAGCTCGAAACGGTCCGCCACCTGGTTGAGGCCACGGCGAATATTCACGGAGGTCCAGCCGCCGTGTCGATTACCGTCAATGAGAAGTTCAACCCGTGAAGACATAAGGCCCGCTTGCATGTGACCCCCGGCGCGGGCTGGCCGCCGGGGGCCTTCAAAAAACTCTGGTAATCAGCCCGTAGAGTGGGTTTAATGGTGGCCTGATCACGCAGTAGCCTTGGGCCTGAAGCCCTTCAGCCTTGTTTCCTTATTCCCCCAATACTTCCAGTGCTTCGCCCGCCGGTACCCGGCCCGGGTGTGCTACCCGATTGCGGCTGATAATCTCATCGGCGCGGCCTGCATCCCCGTAGAGTTTCTGTGCCACCACCAGAGCGGGTAGCGGCTGCTGCAGGGTCACGGAACGCAGACGGGGAAGCTGGGCCCCGCGCTGTTCCAAATCCCGCACTACCGCCGCCCGGACGGCGGTCAGGCTTGCATACACGTCGTTGGCGGGAATGAATTCGGAGGTCAGCTGCAGCTCAATGCCGGCAGTGATGGTGTCCCTGGCGCCAATGGCGTCGTCGGCTGCGGCCCAGTCAGTGCCAGCCGCCACCCGGGCCGACTGCAGCACGGCCGCCCGCCGCACCAGGTTGTTGCCGGCACGGATAGCCGCCATCTGCAACTGCCGAGGTTCCGGATCCAGGGGAGAGGTCACCGGTGGTTCATCGCCGGCGCTGAACAGGTCATCGTATACAGCCAGGGCACGGCCTGGCTCGTTTAGCAAGTCACGAACCGAGGCGATGCTTTCCAGAATCTGCGCACCCAGCTCGGCGGGGCTTCGGATCAGCGCCGATATCGGTCCGGAGACATCGCCCACCGCGCTTTCGATTCCCTCAATGGCCGTCTGCAAACTTTTCTCGATGGCCGCCACACGATCGGTGGCCAGCTCCAGGATGTTGAAGTTTTCCACGAAGTCATCGAGTACGGCCTGTTCGGCTACTGCCACAGTGCGCTGCACCTGGCGCTGGGTGTCCTGAGTAACCCGAGGGAATCGCGGCTCGTCGTCGGCACGGACCACGGTAAAAGATACGCGGGCAATGCCTCCCTCACGCGTGCTTTCGCGGATCCGCATGCCGCCGACCAGGACAACCTGATGTGTTCCGTAGTATGGGTGCACCAGTTCACCTGCACCTGGTGTTTCGGCGGCGTCGACAAGACGCTGGCGCGTGATGTCGTAGTCCGGCCCGATCAGGAAGCCTTCAATCTGCCATTCGCGCTTGTTGCGGCCGAGATCCTCGGCGTAGGGCTGGTCCCTCAGCGGGTATTCGTGAACTTCCACCCGGCGGCCAGGCACCTGGCTTGTGCGTTCCAGGTAAATCTCAATGCCACGGAAGGTGGCCATTGCTTCGCCAATACGATCAGACCAAGCCATGTGTTAGGCTCCTTTTAAAAACAGGAGAAACGGTATGTTGCAAAGATTTAAAGCTGTCACTTTCGCCTTCCTTGCCACCTTCATCGTCCTCGTCGCAAACGCTCATTTTGTTTCCGTCAGAGCCGATGATCGTCAGTTGATGCCTAAGGAGGTCCAGGCGGTAAACGATCATCCAGCTACGGCTAAGCGATTGGCCTTTGATCCAGAGAAGGTTGAAGAATATCGCAACCTGGCGGCTGAAATTGGTATGGATTACGACAAGACCTACGGCTATCGTGAATGGGCTGAGAGCAAACGCAATAACGAAATCGGTGCTGCAGGCCACTACGAAATGCTTAATTTCTCTACCGAAGGGGATCCAGAGAATCAGCAGTCCATGTATGCCAGTATGAGAGAGCCCCATCATTGGGAGTCGTTCTATTTCTCCAACCATGATGTGACGATGCTCTACGTGATTAAGCCTGCTAGTGCTGGAAGCTCTTCTGTAAAGATTCTCAAAATTGAGGAAGGCAGAGCACCCGATATCCATCAATAAGTTCATGGCACTAAACCCGATATTCCGAGGTCGATATCAAGATCGGGACCTTCGGGGCTCTTTTCTGCGGAAATATCAACCAGCCGTCCTCCCTCGAATTTGATGTTGAGGGTTCCCATGTTGGGGTTGCGGCGCGAGAGTTCTGCCAATCTTGCCCCCTCGTCTTCAAGATTGTCTCTGGGATCAAGAAGGCGCGTTGCATTTTTTGCGTCTTCTACACCTACCTTTGCAAGTGCCCTGGCTAGGGATTCGCCGATCAGGTCGCCGGTCGCTTTGCCGAATTTAGAGCCGAGCAACCCCTGATCTGTAAGTAGGTAATTGCTGGCCAGAGACCCTGCACCGTAGCCAGCAGCGCCTGCCGCTCCCACTGCAAGGCCTGCGGTACCGAGCGCGCCCGCCCCCAAAGCCCCAATAGAACCGACAGGAGCTTTACCTAGGTTCTTCATCGGATTAAAGATCCGGCGAGAGCGCCCACCAGCGCCTCTTCCTCCGCGCCCGAATCCACCTTGCCCTCCCATGCCTGGCAGATTAACAACGTAAACGGGAATCGGCGTAGCGCCAGCGACTGCCCCTCCGAGGGCACCAGCAACGCCACCGCCTTGACGACGCCCTAACATTCTCCTGCCAGCGCCAACATAGTCTGCACCCAGCTTACCCAGGAACCGACCACCGACTGCCAGCCCCAGGCCACCAAGGGCAATGCCGCCAATCTTTAGCCAGCGATCGACCGTTTCCTGGTCCAGGCTGTTAAGTGCGTCAGCGGCCGATTGAACGGCTCCGGTCATGTTCTCATCAGCAAAGTTCGTCCAGGCAGATGTCAGGTTTCGCATCGCGCCTGCCATCGTATCGGCAGCCCTGGCCGAGTCCTTCATGGTGGCCGAACCATCGCCCTGGACGTTCATGAACCTTTCCAAACTATTTACTGAACCAGTGCGCATAAACTCACCGGCAGCCGCGTTAAAGGAACGCATTGCCTCAGCATCGAATATGGTCGATAGCCGAGTGGTTTGCCCATCCACAGCCTGGATGATCTCAACCATTAGTTCGTTGATCGGGCGCAACACCTGGCGGCCTTTCTCGAGCTCTTCGGGATCAAATACCTGGATACCCCCAGCTTGAAGCGACTTCACCTTATCGGCGTTCTGGAGGGTGCGTAGCAACGCCTCAAAGGCAGTTGCAGCCTGCTCGGAGCTGCCCGTACCCATTCGGATTACCTGCAGAGCAGCGCCCATTTCTTTGATGGCGCCGGCACCTTCGCGCCCCATCGCGGTGTACGCAGTAACGACTCGCGGGCCCAATGCGGCAAGATTCTGAAGTGTGAACGCGCCTTCCTTACCTTGCTGGTTTAGCGTGTCCAGCACGCGGATCACTTCCGCAGAATCCTTTATGCCCATTTTCTGGAACTCGGCCATAATCTCGCCGATGTTCTGCCCGGCCGCGCCTGTGGCGGAAATGGCCAGGCCGATATTGCGGATGTTCTCCTGGGCGAATTCCAGGTCGCCAGTCTTCTCGACGATAGACTCAATGGCGCTGGTGATCTGGGAGGGATCAACCCGGATTTCCGGGGCCCGGGCTGTCTCGAAGATCTTCCGGCGCAGGCCTTCCATTTCCTCTTCGGACTTGTTGGCCTGGATGCCCAGCCGGGTGAACCGCTCTTCCATCTGGGTCAAGGAACGCAGAGTACCGATGCCGGCGACGCCTGTGATCAATGCTGTGTAGCGGTTGCCCATGGCATCCAGGCCGCGCCCGACCATCTGGGCGGAACGGCGCACCCGACCAAGGTGGCGTTCGCTTGAACGGCTGAAGGAACCAACGGCCCGACCATAGCGCTCCGCGCGCTGCTCGAAATTACCGGTTAGGTTAAGGGCAACACTGGCCTTCATTTCACTCATGGGATTCGCTCGCGATTCGGAGGGTGGTTATAAGGCGGCGAAGGGGCAGGCGGTCGATGTCATGCGGGGCCCAGCCAGTGGCACGGGCAACCCGCACGGTCACACGTTCAAGGTTTGGCCTGGCCCTCATCAGCTCGCCCCCGCTGCGCCACCTCGCGGGACGCAATGGAGGTGATCACCGCCTGTTCCAGTTTGCTGCACTCCTCATGCAACAACTCCAGATCGATTGGGTGCAGCTTGCGCATTTCCGCCAGAGACAGCGGGCCCTCTACATTGCCGATTCTGGCGACCTGCCGGCGCAATGTATGGATACCGACAGCACTGGGGCTGGCCACCAACTGCGGGCCGTCCTCGGTATGCACAACACGCTCAGAATCAGCCTGAGCATCGAAGATGTCACCAGCAGTGAGCTCCCGAATCACCGCCGTTTTCAAGGTTTTATCACCCACCACCAGGCCCATCTCAAGTTCCACTGTTAGCTCAGCCATTACACACGCTCCAATGCCAGGCCGGACATTTCAAGCTGCACGGTACCCGCGCCCACATCCAACGGTGTGGGGCTTGTGGTGAAGGCACCACGCAGCATCCATGTCTGGCCGGTGTCGGTGTCCAGGATGATGGTGGCATCCGTAAGGTTAGACAGCCGCACGATGTCGGTATCTGCCGTGTGATGCACCACCACGCTCAGGGTGGGCGCTACCGGGTTTTCGGTATAGCCCACTGCGCGGCGGCCGTTCAGCTTGGTCTCACGCTCAAACCCGCCTGGGTTGAGGGTGCCCTTGCCGTTGGTCAGCAGCTCTTGGCCACCTTCCCGAATCTTCACGTTGCCGGTGATCTTCATAACGGGTTTACTCCTGTCTTAAACCGGGTTTATGCAGCCCTTTAAGGCTTACTTCCGGAACTGTGTCTGCATGGCGTGGACGCGGTACTGGCCAACCAGCTTGGGTGAATCAATGACGTTCAACCGGCCCGGATTCTCGGTGTCGATCGCCGCCTCCAGGGATTCGGCGTAGCCAGCGTAGTCCTGAGCCCAGCCCCGGCTTAGGAAATCCCGGTACAGGCTCAGCAGCTCGGCCTTGGCCACGTTGGGCGTGACGATCGGCTGGCCGGCGCCGAAGTTGTCGGCATCCGCATCCTCGGCCAGCTTGTGGCGGGGGAAGCGCTGCAGGATGCGGGCGCGCTGGTCATAACGGATCCGCTCCAGGGTTTCGGCCACGTTGATGTCCAGGTACGAGTCGCTGGCCACGCCGGCGTCGGTTTCCTGGAAGGTGGTGATCTGGCGCTCGATGCTTACGGTTCCGTCGTTGGCCACCTTGAACGTGGCGATGCCGTCGTACAGCAACAGGTTGCGCTCGGTATCGGTGAACCGGTCCGCTTCCTTTGGCCCCAAGATCATTGGCAGCTGCAGGGTTTGCAGCGGCCGTGCCGGGTCGATGGCCAGCGCCTGGCCAGCGACGGCCGCATTCACGGCGCACCACAACCAGGTGGGGCTGATCGCCTTGCTGGTACCCATTACGGTCAGGTGTGGGCTGTTGTGGTTGCCCCCGAAGGTTCCGGTTTCGCCGTGGGTGCCACGGAAAGCAGCGAAGGCACGGCCGCCGATCTGACGCATGGGGCCGAAGCGATCGTCCAGTTCATCCTTGAGCGCGGTGAGGTTGGCCGTGTCAGTGTAGGGGCAGGCAATCCAGTTGTATTGCTCCGGGCCCAGGGCCGCGATGGCGTCGACAAGGTCCGGGTTGCTCGCACCGTCGGCCATCGTGGTGATGGTCGGCACAATCCCGGCGATGCGGTCTTCACCCAGGGCGGAGAACCGGATGTCGATGTCGTTGCCCGTCTCCCCGGTCCACCGGCATTCCAGGTCCACTTCGGACGTGACCGTGGCATTTACAGTAGCGGTAACCGGCAGACGGGAATCGGCGTTGATGGCGTCCACCAGAGCCTGAGCGATGACGTCAGCGGTGTCGGCTGCCGCCACGCCAATGCGCACGCGGTAGCCCGCAATATACAGCACCATCGCGCCGGCACTGACGGCACTGCCGACGAGGGCGATCTTGCCGGTGGCCTTCACACCACCTGAAGCGGACTCCACATCATCCAGGGGCAGAGCCCAGGTCTCAAGGTACGGCTGGGCATTCAGCGAGTGGCGCAGCATTTCGGCCAGCATGGAGCCACGGCCGTAGAAACGTTCCGCCTGTTCGGCGTTGGTAACGCGATCCAGTTCCAGGGCGTTTCGCTCACCGGTGGCTAGGCGCTGGCCCAGTACCAGAAGGCGGCCCTGAAAGGCGGAGTTCCCTGCCAGGCGGTCATCGAACTCGATGTAAACACCAGGCACCCGCAATGCAGCGGGGATTTGGTTATAGATACCGGCACTGATCTCCATCGTTTATGACTCCTGATCGGTGGATTTGGCTTTCGCCTTGGGCTTGCGAGGGGCCTGGGCGGCCACAACGTCCTGGTCACGCAGGCGCCGGCGCCAGAACGAATTCAGAAGCACCTGGCCGCCGTCTTCAGGCAATGGCCTGCCATTCTCCTGGCGAATGCGCAGGCCCTGGCGGGGTTTTACGTAGATGGTCTCTTTGCTCACAGTCATTACTCCTGGGGCAGTTCAACCCGGTCTTCGGCAACCGGGCCGTCACCCACTTCATGGGTGGCGGTATAAAGGGTGAAGTCCGCCAGTGCGGCGATGTCCGTGGTACGCAGGCTTGCGGCCTGCTGCCAGCTCACGGCCCACAGGGCCATGCCGTTGCTGTCAAGCTGGCCGCTGTAGAGGTTCTCTGCAGCCACCCGCTCTGGTGTCTGGGTGTTATCCAGGCCCCAGGTATTCTTCCTGACCAAGCGCAAGAGGGCCTCGGCGTAGTCCAGCGCGGCCACGTCCCGGGTCGCCTGGGGTGTGTCGCGGGTGACCAGGTAAGCCACCCAGCGCACCTCGGCGTTTCGTGTAGGGCCGTCAGCAATGGACGGTACCGAGACGGCCGCGACCAACACGGCCGGGGCTTGCCTGCTCCAGCGGTTCAGTTCTTTCAAGTCAAAGCGGCCACCGTGCGACTCGCAGGTGTAAAGGTCAGGCAGCGCTGTCTTGATGGCGTCAACGATCGCGTCCCGCGTCAGTTTGATATCACCGCTCATGCTGCCTCCAGGTGTTTGTCGAGCCACCGATCGGCCACGGCTTCAATTTCGTCCAGGTTGTCCTGGGAAAAGCCCAGGTATTCCCGGGCGGGTATGCCCGCAGGGCCCGGGGCCATGTCGGGTGTGCCGCCGTGTTGGTGGATGGCGGCATACACCAGGTTGGATCCGATCAGGGCCTCGTCACCTTCAATTTCACTGGTGATGCTGTCGACCAGGTTGCCCTCGCCCTGCAGCAGTGACTGACCACCGTTGCGGGTGGCGGCATAGTCGGCGCTCCACGCCTGCCAGGGTTCGCCATCCGGTGGCTGCTGTTCTTCGCTGATGCGCCGGCGGGTCTGGCTTTCAGCCACGCCTGCAAGCTGCTCCAGCAGGTTCCGCCGATCGGGATTACCCAGCCTTGCAATCCGCTCTTGCAGCCGGGCGATACTGGACAGGTTGTACTGTAGGCCAATGCTCACGTCAGCCTCCGGTCCCGGCCCCAGCGACGAGCGCGGGACGTGATCTGCGGTTTGATGCTGACCGGGCTTTGCTCCCGGATGCCCAGGCTAACTTCGCCCTTGGCGATCCGGCGCAACAGGGCAATGGCGTTGTCATATCGACCGCGCCGGTGTTCGGTGGCGGTGTCCGCCTCTGGTGACAGCACGTGAAAGGCGATGTCTACGGCCAGCTTGGTGAGTATGCGGGGCACCGTGGGCAGTGGCAGCTTGTACTGCTGGCCCACGTAGGTGTCGATCTCCGCATCCGCATCCAGCAGCGCCTTGTCGACAACGTCCCTGTCCATCTGGCCGTCCCGGTCCCGATCGGACGCCACGAGAACGGCGTCGTTCCCGAAGCGGTCGATCAGATCCTGAAGCGTGGCGTAGACAGCCATATCAGCCTTCCTGGCCTACCGGGCGAACGGCCAGGCGTGGCTCTTCCAGGATGGCCTGCAGCTGCTCCTCGGTTAGCCGGCGGACATCGATGATCCGCTCCCGTTGGCTGAACTCGAAGCCAGCGCGGCGGAATCGGGGCGTCATCGCTTTCACCGCGATGCGCTTGACCTCTTCTGCCTCTGTCGGTGTGTCTGGGCCCGGGCTTGCCTGGTTCTCCGATTGCGCTTGCGGATCCTGGGTGTCGTCATTGTCGCCCCCGTTATCCGCCGGTGTGGCCGGCTCGCTTGCTGAAGCTTCCTGAACCTGGGCGGTGTCGTTCACCGGTTTTGTGTTCTGAGCCGATTCGGCGGCTGGAACCTGAGCGTTTTCATTCTCGGGCGCCTTCCCCTCAGCAGCCTTAGTGGCTGTCTTTGTGGGCTTCGCTGTGCTGGTCTTGGTGGCAGCCATGGTGGCCTCCAATCTTGTTATCGGTTTTAAAAATGGCCAGGCGCTCGCCCGGCCATTTTCAGATCACGCTAGTTACCTGGCTTAGCCCGCCCCGGTGGAGCCGTAGGCCATCTGCCAGAAGCTGAAGCCAGCGGCACCGCGCGCTTCCGCGCCGTAACGGTACTTCTTCTGCAGGAACACGCTGTCGCTGTCCATGTTGGTCTGAGAGACGAACACGGGCGCTTTGCGCTCCTGGAAGATGAAAGGCTTTACCGGCTTGGTGGTGTCCAGCAGATACCATGCGGTGTCAGAAGTCAGTCGTGAGGAAACAACCACTTCTGCCGAGCCCTTGTAGGGGTTCGGTTTACCGTCTTCCAGACGATCCACCATCATCAGCGCCTTTGCGGTGTCTTCCAGCGCCGGGCCCACGAGAAGAATATTGGGGTTGATGTTGAGCGGGCGCTCTTCATCGTCCTTCATCTTGCGCAGTGCTGTGCGAGCTGCACCAAAGCTGCCCTGTGCGGCGGCCAGCGTGGCAAAGCTGAGAACGGCGGTGCCCTTGTTGGATACGCTGACGGTGCCGCCATCTTTCTTGCCAACCGGGTGATCGGTGTCGAAGAACGGCTGGCCGTCGTAGCCCAGCTCCACGAAGCCGGCGTTGACCAGGTCGAATACCAGTTCGTCCGGCAGGTGTGCCGAGCTGTAGCCCGCCATCTCGGCTTCCGGACCATAGATGCCCAGGGTGTCGTCTTCGATGTCGTTGCGGTCCACCTCAATGGTGGCCTCAAAATCATCGTTGATGATGGTGTAGCCCTGGCCCTTGAGCTGCTTGACCACTTTCTCGCCAACCCACTTGCGCATGGCCGGGAAACGCTCCATCCACTTGTAGCGGTTCTCAGACGAACCTGAGGTCACCTTCATGGCGATCTTGTCCCACTCCGGCTCGGCGGCCTGGAGGGCGCGGTTGTACGTGGTCTTCAGATTGAAGAACACGCCATCGAGTGCACTTTTATTAACAATCACTGCTGATCTCCTTACTCGACCCAGACGCCGTTAGACTCGACAACCAACACTGTGCCGGCTTCGGAACGGGTTCCGGTGCCGTCAGTGGCGGCGACGGTCTCGTCGTCCAGGATGTAACAGGTTTTGCCGACCAGGGACTGGCCAACGGGATCGGCGTCGGAGTTCTTCCAGAGAAACGCCTGCTTGCGGCGGACCAGCACGGTCTCGTCACCATCGGCACCGCCACTATTGTCGACGTGCTCATCGGCACGGCCGATGTAGGTCAGCCCGGTAGCGGCTGCGCCAGCAACCAGAAAGCCAGTGGCGTTGGTGGCAACCAGGGCGCCCTGGAAGATTTCCTGTCCCGCGCCAACGGCAAAAGGCATTACCTCGCCTTCGCGGCTCGCGGTCATTCGGTCTTGAGTAAGCGGCATCAGTTGACCCCTCCGAATTTCTTGAGGTCCTCTTCAGAGTTGCCAAACATGCCGGCAATCTTGAGGGTCTCGGTGTTGAGCGCCTTCTCGGATCCGGGCGGCTTGCGACCTTCCAGTCCTGAGTCACCGGTGATTGCCGGTGCGCCTTCCACAAACTTCGTGAAGCGCTCCAGCCCGCCTTCGGTGCGGCACTGTGCCTTGTGGTAGTCCACGGTGGCCGGTGCGATCTTGCCGTCTTCCAGTGCCTGGTTGATGGCAGTATCGATGGCCTCGTCCTCGCGCTCCTTCTTCAGGGTTTCCAGCTTCTGCTCCGCATTGGCGGCGCGACTCTGGGCCTGGTCGAAGTCAGCACGGGGCACGTATTTTTCGAGACTCGGGTTCGACTCCCGATTTTTTGCGGTCTTCAGGTCGTCCTGAACTTGATTGAGGGCAGTAATTGCCTGTTCCTCAGTCGCGTCTTCGGGTAGACCCAGCCGCTTGAGCAGTTGTTTCCACACGGGGAATTCCTCCTGGTGGGTTTGCTGGTTAAGAGCCTTAAGCTCTAGGTTGGGTTGATTGGTCAGGCCCGCGCTGGCAAGCCGAAAGACCTGGTTTCCATCGCTGGTGTAGAGAAAAACGGGGGAGAGATAGCGGTATTCTTTGCGCTGGAGCTGGCCGGCAGCCTTCTCAGTCCATTCCACACGGCCCCATACGGCACCGTCGCGAACCGCCAGTTCCTTGACCCAGCCTGCAGCCGGAGCGTCCTGGCCATTCGGGGCGCGGTGCTCGCTGGCGTGCTCCCAGTCAATGACCAGGTCGACGTTGCGGGCAATGTACTGCTCAACCACACCCTGGGGATTGCTGTTGCGCCAGGTGCGGCCATCCCGGCCCATAACGATGTCACCGGCTGGCAGCAGCTCTACCCAATCCGGGGCTTCTCCAGCTGGCAGTTCAACTGGCAGCTCAACGTTCAGCGCCAGGCCTTGGCCCAGTGTCGGTTCGGTGTTCAGGGCCTTGGCAAGGCCGGAGCGGAGTGCGTTTGTTTTTTCCATGCCGCCAGACTAGCGGCAGGCCAATCAGCACAAGGGCCTGAAGGGCTTCAGGGGGAAATTCAATCAGGAGGGAGAGCGAAAACGGAACCAGGGAGGTACCGGTAGAAACAGGTTATCGGACTCGGCCAGTGGTTGGCAATCGCCAAGACCCCATTTAACGCCCATTTAAAAACGACGAACGGGGTTTGACCCCGGCCATGGTAGCTCTGTATCAGTTAGCGGCCTTCTGGCGCTTCTGAGAGCGTTCTACAGTGTGAGCAAAAGTTGACCAGATCAGAGCTGTTCTGAGGCTCGGATCACCTGGCCGCGACTGCGGGCCTGTTCCAGGTCTTCGTCGGTGGCCACACGATAGTCGGTGAGGTACAGACGCTGGTAGTCACCGCTGCGCTGGACCGTGGCCAGCCACCAGGGATTGCCGGTGTCGCCTTCACGGCTTCGGAACACTGAAAGGCTGTTATCGTCCCGGGCGATCAGTATACCTTGGGAGATCACGCCTGGCAGCTGCCGGTAATCCTCCACCGCCAGGCCGTCCGGATCCGGCAGGCGACCAGGCGCCAACCGCACCACCTGAGTGTCAGCGCCAAGGGCTGTCTGAGCACGGCGTTCAATGACACCTGCTGGCAGCTCGCCATCCGGGCGGCGTAGCCAGTCGGTCAGGATCGGGCTGTCCATTACGTCCTGTGTGGTCGCCTGGGCCAGTCGCTGGTCGACAGTGTCCAGCTTGCCGGTCATCCGGTCCCGCAGTATGCGCACACGATCCTGCCCCGGGTTGCTGGCCCACGCGGGATGCAGGCCCTGGTCTACCTGCGTGATCTCACCAGTGCGCCTATTGGTGAAGCTAAGTGTTCGCGTGGGCGGCGCCTCGCGGCGGACTGGCATGGTGCGGCGTTGGCGACGGCCGGTGGGCAGGCCTGTTTCCGGGTCGGTTTCCAATTCCGCCTGTGGATCCTGGATGCCTTCCCGCTCCATCCGCTCGGCTTCCACCTCAGACACCTGGCGTACCCGGCACTTGCAGCCGTAGCCGTTGGGCGTCATGTGGCTCTGCCACCAGGGGTGATCCACGGGCAGCAACGTACCCGCCCAAGAGACGTGCTCCGGCCTGTGGTTCTCGCTGGGGCCCAGCTCATACAGCAGGAAGGGCTGGGTTTCCTTGGTGCGCTGAATTCTCTGCCACTGGCCAGCCGATCGGGCGCTGCGCAGGTTTGACTGATAGATGGTTTTCAGCCGGCGGGGCGAACCCAACTGCACCGGGCGGCGTTCGCCGGTGCTCGGGTCCAGTTCCTCTTTGATGCCCCACCAGCCTTTCTCCTGGAGCTTCGGTTTCAGCTCCCGGGAGAAATCCCGGAAGGTCTTACCCTCGGCCAGCGCCTCGTCCAGTCCGGCTCGGATATCATCCAGAATATCCAGCTTCATGGCCTTGGCCACGGTGAAGGCGTGGGCGTGTTCCCGGCCCCACACATCCTGGTAATCAAAACCAACGCGCAGATCCTTGTCGCGGAAATACGCCAGGGCGTTACGCGGTACCGGGCCAGCCTTAAAGTTGGCCATCAGTCATCCCTCGCATCGCCCAGGCCCCGGGCCTTGAAGGTGCTGGACGCCAGGCGACGGACCAGTTCGGTCTCGTCCATCTCGGCGAGTACTTCGCCCAGACGAGCGAGGAAGTCGTCCTCGTTGCCGCCTTCCTCGGCTACGCGTTGCGCCAGGCGTTCGATCGGATCCACCAGCGGGGCCAGCTGTACCTGCCAGTCATCCTCTGCCTCAGCGATTTCTGCAAAGTCGGGCTCGCTTTCGTTGACCACGGATTCGCGGTTTTGAGCGGTCTTTAAAGATCGGTTACTGGCGGATTCAACGCTGGTTAACACCTGCTGTTCAGGCATGAGAATGTCCGCACCTTTGGCCGGATCTGGCAGGCCAAGCTTGTCGGAAACCACGGAGGTTTCAACTTTCAGCCCCAGCGGTACCAGCCGCTCCAGTGCATCGACCAGCTGCTTGAGATCTTCCGGCTCAGGGACGTTGATTCTGATCGTCGGGTACCGGCGCTGCACACCGTAGTTCAGGTCGATGAACGGCTTGACCAGGTCACGATTCAGACTCACGCCGAGGTGGCGCGCGTCCGCCCGCTGAATGTCTTCGCGCACGTCGTTGTGAACGGTGGCCTGTGCCTGGCTGGAACCGTCGTCCGTGGTCATGGTCTGGCCCAGCACCGCCTTGCTGGTCTGTTTGTCGATCCACTCGGCCAGGCCCTTGAACAGATCGGCACCGCCCTGGGTGTTGGCAATTTCCTGGAACTCGATCTTCATGCCTTCGGGCAGGATGGCGGCCGCATCAGAGCCCAGGTTGGCCACGGCCGCACGCAGGATGTCCACCTCTTCCGGCTTGGCGGCGTCGTTATAGCGGCCCAGGCGCAGCGGCATGCCGAAAACCTCGGCGAACGCCAGCCAGTCGGTCAGTGTGTAGCTCTTGGCCATGTACGACACGGCGACCAGTCGAGCCAGGCCACCGCGCAGCGGGATGCCAGCCTTCAACCGGGGGCGGTGAACGATGAACTTGTACGGGGCCAGGGCCACGCCGTTGGCGACGTTGTTCTGATCGATCAGCCGCAGTTCACGGCCGGTGGCCTGGTCGAACCGGAAGAAGCGCGGATCCCGCCAGACGTATTCCCGTGGCCACCACTGGCCGCCCCGGGTATTCCACATGATCTCGGAGACAGAGTAGCCCTTGCCCAGGGCGTCGAGCAGATCCTCGACGAGGTCGCCGAATACCGCATCCCGCACCAGGTCTCGCACCGCATCGGCCAGGCGCACGTCCGCCGGTTCATCGGTGGCGGATTCCACCACCACGTCCAGGCCGCTGACGGCGCGCTTTCGGGTACCCAGAACAGAGGCGTAGTGCGGCTCGCGCTCTTCCATTTCCTCGGCCAGGGTAAGGTAGTCGTGGCCATCGTTGTTCTCGGCCGCCCGCAGGATCATTCCCAAGCGGTCCGGGGTCAGGTGACTGGCGATGCCGTTGTGCCACACCTGGCGAACGCCGGTGAGTGATGGCGCGGCCAGCTCTTTCTTCAGTTCGGCCTTCCGGATCGGACGGCCGTGTGCGTCCACAATAAGTGATTCGGCCATTACAGCAGTCCTCCTCGGTTACGGAAACCGGCGGTGGCACGCACCGGCCGGTGGTGAGTGTGGTCGGGGCCGGAGCGAATGGCTTCATAGCCGTATTCCAGGGCGGCCTGTTGGAAGCTGGCGTAGTACGCCATGGCCAGTGCGATCGCGGAGTCACCGTGGCGTTTCTTGTCATCGCCCGTCTTGGCGTCCGGCAGTTTGGGAATGCCTCTGATCACCTGCAGGGCGCGCAAGTCGTCCAGCACGTCGCTGTCCCTGGGGATCTCAATGCCGTCATCCTCGAAGGCCGCCTTGAACCGGGGCATGGTCTCCAGATACCAGGCCTGAGAGAGCATGACAGCCTCAACACGCTCCGAGCCGTATTGGTATTGCGCCTGTTCCGCCAGATACTGGCCGTTGCCCCGGGCGTCCAGCGCGCCGTATTGCAGTTTTGGCAAACGGTCGACGATGTAGAACAGGATCTGTTCCTGCTGTTTGAACGGCACGTTGCGCAACTCCACCAGGAACGGCACCCGGCGCTTGAGCTGCTGCGTGATTTCCATGGGGGCGATGCTGGTCAAGTCGCCGCTGCGGCCAAAGTCCTCGCCGAAGCAGTGGCGGTTCTCTGGGTTCAGTGTTTGCAGCAGGGGCAGCAACACGCTCTCGCACCAGTCGTGCACTTCCGCTTTGCGCAGGTGTTCCGGCCAGGCGTTGAACTCGGCAGTGCCTTCGTACCGCACCACGGGCGCTTCAATCATGCGGGCTTCGATCAGGCCACGGGAGATATAAGCACCGCCGCCGGATTTCGGAACACAGTAGTATTCCTCCATGGCGTCTTCGCGGGTGGCAGTGTCTTTCAGCAGGTTCTCTTTCCACTGCTTCTCTGCTTCGGCGCTCCAGGGCTTGCCACGCACCTGGCAGATACGCTGGTACAGGCCCTGATCACAGGCATCGTCCAGCGTCAGCCGGTGCACGCTGTAGCGTTTCTTGCCGGCCCGGCTGTCCTGGATCAGTTCGTTGAATATGTTTTCGACGCCGTTGTGGGTGCTGATCAGGCGCACCTTGGCGCCCCACATGGTGAGCGCCAGCGCTGCCTTGAGTACTTCAGCCAGCTCCGCGTGAAAGGCGGCCTCGTCAATAGTGACGTTACCCTGGCGGCCGCGCAGGTTGCTTGGGCGACTGGACAGCGCCTGGATCTTGAAGCCGCTGGCGAAGTGGATATTGAAGGTGAGGATGTCCTTGTCCTCATCTTTCAGCACTTCTTCCTGGATGGTGGAAGCGGCCTTGTCGAAGGCCCGCGCCCACATGGCGCAGGCGTCTATGAATTCGATGGCCATCTCTTTATTGGAGCCCACATAGAAGTGGTTGGTACCGCCGGCGGCCTTGGAGGCACTGGCCGTGAGTACCGCGTCTGCAGCTTCGCCCCAGGTAAGGCCGGTTCGCCGGCTCTTCTCGGCAATCTTGAGTTCTGAATCGTCTTCAATCCACGCCTTCTGATACGGCAGAAGAACAGAGTCCGGCAATTCGGTGGCCATCAGGCAATCCCCAGGATGTCACGCTTGATGGCGTCGATGGATTCGCGGGTCATGCCCTGGCTGGCCATGCTGGTTTCCGCTGCATCGGCTGCTTCCTTGGCGACCTCCTGGCGAAGTTCCCGGGCCCACTTCTTCTGACCCAAAGATACTCGGCCGATGTCCGCCAGGGCGCGGGTCACGCTGCTGAGGTGTTTGGCGGCAGTCTCCGGTTCGTGCTCCGCTTTGCGCATGGCGATGGTGATGCGAAGCAGCTGGTCCTGGACGATCCGGGCGGTCGCATCTATCAGGTGGCCGCTCTCGTCGTCGTTCTCGGCGGTCATGGCCCGGGCCAGCTCCGTGGTCTTACGCACGTCGCCCATGGCTTCCTCGAATTCCTCCTGGAGGCCACGGCCGTAACGATGGACAGCGGAACGTGAGAGTTTAAAGCCGCGATCTTCCAGCCAGTCGGTCAGGCCGTCGTAATCCTGGAAGCCGGTGTTGACCAGACGCTCATTCAGTTCCTCACGAAGGTTCTGGGGCAGATCATAGATTTTGGAGCGAGGTGGCATGATTTAGTCCCCCGGTTGTGGCTGGGCGACACCCGGTACGCGGGCTCGCCCATCGGCCACGTCGCTGCCCCGGCTGGTAAGGGTAATAACCCATCCAGCCCGGGGCTGCTGGCAAACCACCAGGTTCTGCTCTTCAAGCCAGGCGATATCACTGTGCAGCAGGTCCTTGCTGACGTGGTGGCCGTAGTTCCCGCCTAGCTCATCGTTCAGGCTGTATTCGTTGGAGGTGAACAGGTTACGCCGCGCGAGAATCCGCAGAATCCCCAGACGGCGACCTTCGGTCTGAAAGTCCTGGTAGCTCATTTGGGTTGCTCTCCCTTGTTGTTCAGCAGGTAGGTATTCACCATCGACAACTGGCGAGATAACGCTGAGATCTGACCGCTGAGCCCGGAAAGATCCTGCGCTACATCATTAAGCCGCTCATACATCTTCGAGAGATCACCGTGGTTCGGGGCGCCTGATTGCTGGCCTTCCAGCAAATCCTGACGCTGTTCACAGCGTTTTACTCGATCCTCCAGGTCCTCAATATCGCTCGTCAGGTTTTCGCGAACGGTGTTAATGGCGCTGGAATTTGCCTTGGATTTGCTCGTCATATGGGTGTAGAAACCGAGAGCAACCAATCCGGCCAACTGCAGAAAGCCCATCCAGAACTTGGCGGCTTCGTAATCGAACTGCGGTAAATCCATTACCTCCTCCTGCGGTCGCAATCGTTCTGGCACTCCACACAGCGCACAGCGTTGGGGTTGGCCTTGAGGCGCGCGTGGCTCAATCGATCTTCGCAGCCCAGGCAGATCCGCTGACCATCCACTTCCAAAGGTGGCTCCAGGTGGCCCTGCATGCTTTGCTCGATCCCTGCTAGAGTCAGGCGCTCAGTGAGCGCCTGTGCCTGTTCAAACTGGCTTTCATCCACCGCTTTTACCCCCGAGACCGTCCGTCAGTTTCTCCAGCAGGCCGCGACCGTCCTGGCCTTTGGCAACTCGCTTGTCACGGCTGCGGGATGTGATGTTGATACCAAGAATCGACAGCGCGATGCCCCACATCGGGGTCAGTGCGGTAACGGCATTGATCAGGTTGGCGGCTTCTTTGGGCTCGGCCACCATGGCCCAGGCGATCGCAACGGACTGAACCAGCCAGGTCAGAGCCACCATGTAGCCGAAGGTCGGACGCCAGCGGCGGACATAACCATCATTCGCAGTGGCCTCAGCACGCATGGTCTGGTTGATTTCAGACAGGCGGGCGGTTTCCGCTTCCAGGTGCATCCGCTCCAGCTCGCGCTGGTGGGTTCTCTGGAGTTCCTGCAGCTTGATGATTGCATCCGGATCATTCTCCAGCGCCTTGGCAATGGCATCCGGTTTTTCTTCGACACCCAGGGCGCTTGCAATCAGGCCACCAACAGCACCCCCTGCAGGCCCGCCTAAAGCAGCCCCCAGCAGTGGTGCGGCTTTGGCAACCGTTTCTCTAACTCCGTCCCAGCTCCAGTTCATGTCAGGGCCACTCCGGTGAAAACGTGCGGACGTCCAGGAACCATTCCTCGTGTGCTTCCAGGTCTTCCATCAGCATCTTGAACGCCGCGAATGAATTGAGGATTGCCCACTGCGGATCCCGGTTGTTATCCGGAAGCACACCGGTGGACAGGCCAGGCGCAATGCAACCTTCCAGATCGCCGATGGTGTTGGCGGGGTGAATCATGATGTAGGTGCGGCCCAGCACGCCCTGGACTTCCCAGCCATGGCGGTACTGGCCACCGGTGGTGCGCTCGACCACACCGGAACGGCGCAATGCGAGAGGGTACACGCCTTCGGGAATGCAGCTGACTGAGGTGCGATTGCTAAGCCACGGCAGCTCCAGGGTGTGGTAGCTGCGCCGGGGTGTTACCAGTTTGCCGAACACACCACGGTCGGTGTAGGCCCGGTGCAGAAACAGATGATTAGAAGTTGATTTTGTCATAGCCGCAGGTTAGCGGCGGGGGGAAGCGGTATTCGACCTGAACCCGTTCAGGGGTAAGGGTTTGGCGATACGTCTGATACCGGCAAAGAGTAACCCCATGCTATTTTTTTGGCAAGAAATCGCCCTTTTTGGCAAACCAGAGCGCCCTGGTGACGTAGCCTTCTGCTACCCTTTTGCACATGTGCTAACCAATAAAGCTGGAGAAGTAACGGAATGGCCCAAAAATCAATAGGGAAAACACTGCACTATTTGCGAGCCGTGTACGATGGAAACCCGTTCGACCTCGGAACACTGATCATTGCTTCTTGCATTGAACTCAACACCGTTGGCAGCCGTGAAGTCGAGTTTGGCGGCGGCGATGTGGTACGCGTGCAGCGCTCCAAAAATCTGAGCAGCGGGGCAATTCTTATTCATTTGACACGCTTTGTTCCAGGCGAAAAGGCGCCCACGCTGCAACCTCATGCCAACAGTCAGGAAGACATTGAGGAAGCTGAAGCAGCGCCGCCTGGACGTGAATTTAAAGATGGAGACAGTTTTTTATTGGTCAGCAAGCATGATGTGATTTTCTGCAGCCATGGGATCACAAAGGCAAAATCGAATCTGTACCTGCAGAAATTTTTCGCCAAAGCAGGTTTTGAGGAAAAGGATGCATACTTTGATCTTAACCCCGCCGCAAAGCTCGATAAGCTACAGTTAATCAAGAAGCACGGCGTCAGATCTATGGAGTTGGGAGCCTCAGCTTTTGATCTGAGCATGCCTGAGAAGGAACAGAAAAACTGGTTCACGAATGCGATGTCTGGCGCGTGGAAAGAGTTCGAAGCGGTAATAGCAAAGGATGAATCTCTCGAAGATCAGAAATATAGAGAGGATTTATTGGTGAATGTTGAGATTCGGTTGGACGGCAACTCCTACGCGTCGCAAAGCGCGAAAACGTCTATGGAGGGCTTGGCTGAATCTCTACTGGAAGATCCAGATGCTCCGTTATCTGAGTTCAAGATTATCACCCGGGATAATGAGACAATAAGTTCCTCCGATGTTCGTCTGCAGACCTATGCAAAGGTTCAAAAACAGGAGCGCTCAGTTGAGCACAATGATATGTGGTCAAAAATGGAGCTTTACTTCGATGACCTTAAAAAACAGGGATTCCTTGAGCAATGAGATTTAAGCCTGACTGGGGCAGGATCAGGCTTGTTATAGCCTTCGCCGCTGTTTCTGGACTAGCGGGATGGGCAGGCCAGCCTCTGGTCAATGATAACCAAGAGGCTATTGGTGTGATCGTCAATGTGTTCTCGATCCTGGCAGGGTTCCTGGTTACCATCATGACCCTGCTTGGTGAGCCAATGTTGTTTCGTGGCGCCACATGGCGCTCCGAAGCCGTAAAGCGCAGCAACGTTTATCGTCGGCTAGTAAGGCATAAATGGCTGTTTGTCCTTTATCTTTTGGTACTGGGCTTAATCTTCGTATCAAGCCTGATCACCAAAAAGTTTCCGGATCACTACACGGTTCAGTGGATTGAGCGGATCTACCTGGGGTTGGCAACATTCGCTTTCTGCCTTTCACTAACCCTGCCAAGTCGACTGATGAACCTCCAGCTCGACAGGTTTGATGAACTCGTGGAAGCAAAGAAAAAGCCTGCTGGGAACGCTACCCCGGAACCAAGCCCGGAAACAAAGCCCTAACTTCCGAACAGGTCGGCCCGCGAACCCCTCACCTTTTTTCTAACGCTTAGTCAGGTTGCAAAAGCTGATCAAAATCCCCGAGTACTCGCTCTGTATCCCGGTCCAGGACACTTAGCAGGATTGTGAATTTGTCCCGATCTACCGAATGCAGGTCGATGCCAGGAGTGATCAGGTCTGTGACCGCACTTCGGCACGCCTGCAGCTGGTGCAGTTCATCCATCAGTTCCCGTGGGGATGGCTTCTTAGGCATAGACTTCTCCTGTTGTTAACGACTGGCACAGAGGATAGTGCGCTTTTTTGAAATCGGCATCGGCTTGAGAACAGTCTACCGCCGCCGGATCCCAAAACTTCACGCTGTGTACACGTCTCTTACGGATTTCAAAAATTAGGATACAGCCGATTTTTCAACTGCAACCTCAGGAGTAGACATTCAGTACTGAAAAAATAGAGGGAATTTTTGAAGGGGGTAACCCGGCATCCTGTCCGGGCTATTGCTGGCTGAACATATCCGACTGGCGATCATCAGGCACACCTTCGGACAGGATCTCCCAAACCCGGCGTTCGGTGAGCCGGTACCGGCGGGCCAGCACCCTGGCAGAATCGCCGTCCGCGTGTTCCTGGCGCATGTTCTGGTTGCGCACGGCCATGATGGCGGCCTTGGCGTTGGGAACGTCCAGGCGCTCCTGGGCGTAGTGGTGGGAAAGCTTGCGGGCGGCATCGATGCCGAGCAGCTCGGCCAGTGGGTGGTCCTCTGGCATCTTGGTGGGAACCGTCAGCCGGACGCCGCCGTACTCACTGACAAGGCTCTGCGTTGCCTGCAGGCCGATCACGTCGACCAGCTCACACAAGGATGGCGGTAGATAGTCGGTGTCCCAGGTGGTCATATCAGCCTCCGGTCTTCCGGTTGGTGGTGAACTGGTCGGGGTCTAAACCTCGTTTTTTCATATCGCGGCGCCAGGCGGCCTGGGCCTGTTCGGGCGTTTCTTCCTTGCCCTGTTTCTTCTCGGTCACGTTTGGCCGGTGGTTGTCGGCCTCAGCCGCTGGCTTGCGGGCGTCTGGCGCCACGGTGGCCAACACCTGCTTGAGGTAGTTGTGATTCTTCAGCGGCTGCACCTGGCCCCGGCTGCGCTTGTCGTGAATGCTGCGGATCGTGTCCTGCAGGGCGGCAACCAGGCTGTCACGGTCTGCCAATTCCAGAGTTTCCTGGGCAAGCCGCAACGCTCGAGCGTTGCTGAGATCCGACTTGGCCGGGCGGAACAGGCCCAGGTATTGAACCAGCGGCCGGGCGAGCGGGCGCCCGAGGCCAGCCAGAACGCCCAGCAGTTCACTGCCGGCGTCGTCCTGGATAAGGGCTTCCAGCTGGATATGGCTGTGGCAGATGGGGCAGCGGCCTAGTTTCATTTGCTATCGGCCTCCCGGTGCGCGTTCAGCCAGGCATCCGGCATCATGTAGTGAGCGCACAGGCGGGCCAGGCACTTCCGGTTTCTGCGCCAGTTTTGAGGCAGCTCAGGGTGTAGCCTTTCGATGTCATCCAGCGACATGGCCCGAGCCTTCATTGCTACTTCCAGCGAGTCCAGCAGCCGGCGCTTCTCCAGCTCCACGTCCAGGGCGGCAATGAGCGCTCGCAGGTGTTCCGGTTTTTTCAACCAGGCCACCTTGGCGATGCCGGTTTGCTGCTTTGCGATGGCATCGGCATAGCTCCACGGCGCTTTCATCTCGGCCAGCAGGGCCTCCACTTTCTGGAGCATGGGCTCCCGGTCCAGGTTGTGAGGCGTGCCAGGGTGCTGCGCCACTCGCTTCTTGGGCCGAGCCTTGAAGCCGCGATCCTTCATGTGCTGCAACACATGGTACAGCTCCGCCAAGTTGCAATCTGAGCAGGAACGCTTGCCCCCTGTGACGGTGGCCAGCATCTGGCGATAGGTGTCTTCGTCCAGCGCAAGCTGCTTGCGAGCGATGTGGATCTGGGCCTGGATTTTTTTGCGGTTGATCGACGTCATTCGCTGTCTTCCGTCTCAGGCTCCAGGATCTCCAGATCCGGGAAGTTCTTTTTCAGGTGTGCCACGGCGCCGCCTTCGGTGCCGAAGTCCGGAACGAAACCGATCACCTGGGGCGTCACCATCTGATCTGCTTTCTTCTTCCCAAACACGCGCTTGAGGCTGCCGTAGCCCTTTTTCTTGTATGCCGCCCGCTTCATCGGCCGCCAGAACCTCGCCTCCGGATGAACTGGCTTGCCATCTTCATGCTTGGTCCACTCGCCTTTTTGGTAGTCGTCGACATAGACCACGACAAAAATACTTTTGCCGTTATGGACCTTGCGCAGAGTTATCTTGTGACCGTCCGCTTTGAGGTTCACAGATCCACCCAAGTGTTCCAGTCGGCTCTTGATTTCGTCCCATTTGCTCACGTTCTTGCTCCTAGGATCCGGATTGCTTTTGCTCATTTTCGTTATTACGTGACCGGTCACGCTTGATACGGTCCGCGTCATCCAACACCAGACGGACCAGGTATTCGGTTTGATCCGAAAAGCCCCGGGCCTGGGCATTGCTGGCGATTAGCTCACGCTCACCCCAGGCAAGATCCAGCTCCATGCGCTTCATTCGGAGGCGCTGCTTTCGTTCACGCTGGGTGCGCTTGCGCTCGGCATCGGTCTTGGCCATGAGTTACTGCTCCCGGCCTACACTGGCCTCAGCAAACCGAGACGGCGACCAGTCACAGACCTGGTCCTCCGGGATATGGCCAAAAATCAAGCAGCAACGTCGACAGTAGGCGCAATCAGCACAGGTTTTGCCCACAGGTAGATCCATTTCGTTGCCTTGCCTTGTCATGGGTTCTCGGTTACTCATGCCTTTCTCCTGAAATTGGCTGCTCATCAGTGCCAGGCAACCACGCCTGGCAGACGCCCCGGCTGGGGCGTTTCGCTCAGGCGTTCAGCCAGTCCTTGAGAGCTTTTGTCGGTTTGAACTTGGGTGCCCTGGTTGCCGGTAGTGCCATAGGCTCGCCAGTTTGTGGATTGCGACCTGTGCGGGCCTCGCGCTCGGTGACGGTTAACTTGCCGATGTCGGGAATCGTTACTTCGTTGCCAGCGCGTAGTTCTGACGCCACAACATCCCCCAAGGCAGCCAGAACGGCCGTCATATCGGCCTTGCTGATCTGGTGGCTCTCGCGGAGCTGGTGGTGACGTTTAATCAATGCTTCGGTCAGTTCTGCTTTATTCACGGTTAAATCCTCTTTCTTTGGTGGTTTGTGAGTTAGTGGGTTGTGGTTTTGTTATCTGGTTTGCCGCCGGCGCGGGCCATGGCCTCGCCCTGGACGTTGAAGTTTTCGCGGATGTGATCGCGCATGGCGTCGACACCCACCAAGGCCACCGCTGCAATTCCTTTCGGGTCATCCATGTCCAGCTTCTGGCCGTTCAAGTCCAGGCCAATCGCCAGCCCTTCCGGAAATTGCTGGATGGTGATCGTGGCCGTGAGGCTAGCGGCCTGTGCGGGTTTGCTTTTGTCGCTCATATTCAGAATCCCCCAATCTGAAGCAGCCGGTAGACCCCGCCGCTTCCGGTTATCAGCCAATCGGTTGGCCGTTCCTTTCGCTCCCTGGCGAACTTCGCTTCGTAGTAACTCACTGCTCACACTCCCTACAGCGCAGCCACATCCAGCGAGATCTGGCGGTATGGGCCATCTTCACCCTGACGTTCATAGAAACGCAGGTAGCTCTTACTGCCGGTCACCTGGATCGAATCCATGATTGCCTGCATGGCTTTCTGCCACTTCTCGTCCTTGATATTCAGGGAGCGCAGGCCCAGCACGCGGGCGGTGGAGATCTTGCCTTCCTTGTCGGTCTGGAACGCATGTTCGACCAGGGCCTGCACTTCGGAGCTGCTGCCAGCCGTCCAGGTGTGGATGCACTGGTCGATCAGTTCCTTCGCCACCTGCAGGCGCTCGTCGAACGCCAGGTGATCGGCCACCGCGCGCTTGACCTGGTATTGACCGTCAAAGCTGCTGAGGGTGACGTTGCCTTTCTTGCCGCCATAGGCGGTGCCGTATTCGCGGGCGGAGAGTTCCAGGAACGCCTCCACTTCGGTGGCAATCTGATCCTTCACCCGTCGCATTTCTTCCTGCAGTGCGGTTGCCTTGGCGATCACGTCCTGCACCAGGTCATCCCTCAGCCGGTCGATATCCTTGATCTGATCCACGGGCACCAGGTGGCCCTTGGCGTTGCGACGGAACTGGTCCGCGTTGTTGGTTTGCATGTTCATAGGGCTCTGCCTCATGTGGTTAAGGGTTTGGTCGGGTTCAGTGAGCGGTTGCGGCAGCTCGCAATGCCACGGCGTTTCGGGTGGCGGTTGTGGTGTAGTGGCTCGAACGGCCGCACGTTGTTCCGTGGCAGGCCATCCAGCTGCTGGGCGATTTCGTCGACTTGCTCCTGGAGGATCTCTTGGCGGATGAGCTTTACGCGCACCCTCGTCTGGTCCTCCAGCAGCGGAAACGGCGCAGACAGCAGGTGCTCGTACCGGGCCGGATCCGCCAGGTATTGGTCCAGTGTCACTCCGTGTTTGTGCACCAGGTTCGCTGCGTACACTTCAGCGTGGTGTTCCAAATAGGCGGTTGGGTACATGCGGCTCATAGGTCACCTCCAAGGTCTGCCCAGGCATCCCGGATAATCGGAAGGCTCAGGGGCTCTCCAACGTTGTTTGCGAACAGGGTGGCAAGGCGCAGCGTCTGGCTAAGGCCACGCAGTGCGCCGGGGCGGCGGCCGATGCCCAGGCAGAACTGCCGGCTTTGTTTGTCAGTGATGCCCCAGGCATCCAGGATGGCGGTGATGTCGCCGTCCTGCGGCTTGCTCAGGCGCACCCGCTTGGATACCCGGCTGAACAGCTGAGCAAAGCCGATCGCACGGGTACCGCCGGTCAGCTGGGCATAGACGATTTCGTTACCCGATAGGCAGATGCCGACACCGGTGGCGTCGTGTATGGCGCGAATGGAGTCCAGGGCCCGGTGGCACAGGTGTTGTGCCTCGTCTATGACGATCAGGCCCCGGGTACCCTGGACCCGCTCGATGATGTTGCTCTCAATAATGTGCACCGCACCGATGGTGCGCAGGTTGAGGGCCTGGGCGATCCGGGTCAGGATCGGGCCCGGCCGGGCCACTGTTGGCGTGGCGGTGACCACCCAAACGTTGGGCGCCTGATTCTGGTAGGTGCGGATCGCGGTGGTTTTGCCGATGCCGGCACCGCCGTAGATAACGCTGATGGATCCCGCCATCTGGGCGAAACTCAGGGCAGACAGCACAGAGACGGCGCTGGGGGTACGCACCCAGTCGGTGTCTGCTGGCAGCTTGCCGTCCAGTTCTGCTTCGGACTCGCGGGAGTCCAGCCAGCGTTGGATGGCCAGCTCGATCTTTTCGTTATCGCCCATGTAGGTGCCCTTTAACCACTGGTTAAGTCGGGCGGCGTTAACGTTGGTCAGCTTGGAAACCGAGGCCTGGGTCAAACCCTCGTCGGCAATGATCTGTTCCACCGTTGTGGCCAGGGCATCGTTGCGTTTGGCTTTCATGGTTTTTCGCTGCTCTCGTGTCATGTGATATCCTTGCCTTGCTTTAAGTAGTAATTGGCCTAAGGGCCGTTTCGGGCCTGGGAGTTGCACCTCCCGGGCTTTTTCATGCCTCGCCTTTGAACTTCTTCAGTTGCCTCTCCATCGCGTCGTTGAATCCGTACTTGTCGGCTGGCGACTGGTACGGCTGGTTTGCGATATCGCTGCCAGCCACTGCCTTCTGCACCCGTCCGAAGTCACCCCTGCGAATGTTGCTCGCGGCCTCCGCTTCCGTTTCTTCCGGCTCCGGCAGGTAGTCAGTGGCTTCCAGCACACTCATGCGCTTCTCAGCTGATGCAGCCTGTTTGCTGGCCTTGCTGCGGCGTTTGTTCTCGCGGTTCCACTCGCGGCCGGCGCTGGTGTCGCCGAAGCCGGCGGCATGGAGGCACTCCGCCGCGCCCAGGTAACGGCCGTCATTGCGGTAGATGTGGACAGATTCGTGCAGGTTGTCTGGGTCGAAGCGCACCACCACGCGGTCGCCAACAAAATCCACCAGGAAGTCCGAGCCATAACGGTTTTTGCCGTTGGGGCCGTTGCCGATCGTGAGTGACAGGCTGGCGTCCCGCTGCACCAGGACCGATTCGGCCTGCATCAACCAAAGCCGGCGCTGTGCGGCTGTGGCACGGCGGATGTGCTCGGCATTGCGCTGGTAGCTTTCCTGGAAGGCCGCGTGGAACGAATGCACACCGGCGCAGATCTCGGTGCGGCGCTTTTCCTTTTCGTTCCACTGGGTAATGGTCTGGCGGAGGGTCTTCACGAACACATCCCAATCAACCGCTTTTGTGCCGTAGTTGTCGGGCTTGGCGGTGACGTTAGGGCCGGTGTAGGCACCTTCGAACTTGGGGTGCTTGTCGACGTATTCGCCCAGGCCACCGACGCCGAATGCGCGCTCCACTGGCTTGGCTTGGCCCCAGCCCTTACCAGCTACTACCGACGTCCAGTGAACCTTGATGCCGAGTTGTGGCAGCAGGCCCAGCGGGTCGCTCTCTTTAACTTTGAAGCGGTACCGGTTGCTGACGCCGCCTGTCAGCCACTTGTTGGCGGCGGCGCGGGTGTTGTCGATGGTGACGTGCTCGGGGATCCCGTACTGCTCAATCACATCGCCCAGGGCGAGGCGGATCATGTCGGTGTTCTCGCTCTGGTCTGTCCGGTACCCAACGATTTGGCGGCTGTAGATGTCCTGCCAGAACCAGGTCTTTGGGCGGCCTATCTCGCCATTGGGCATGCGCACGAACACGTTGTGCTGGTAGCCGTCACCGTTGATCCAGAACAGCGCGTGTATGTCCCGCACCGTCCGCTTCATGGACGGGTACAGCCGCAGCAGCGCGTTCTCACCCTCACGTTCCAGAACCCGGATGTGGCGCGGAATATCTTTCGCACGGCGGTTGATGGTGCGCAGCGGTGGCCAGTCCCAGCCCTCCGCCTTGGCGGCCTGCTGAGTCAGCTCATAACAATGGGCGACAGTGCGCTGCTCGGGAGTTAGGTACAGGGCCTTGAAGTGATCCCAGGCCCGTTCGTCGCAGGCAGACCGGGGACGCCCTGGCTTATAGGATGGTGCCAATGCGGCCAGCCGGTCCTCTGACGCCACCGAGTTGGCGACTTGCAGCCAGCGGTAAAGAGTGGCGCGGGACTCCTGGTAAGTGATCATCGCCTGATGGATCGCCTGGGTTTTGCTGGCGCCGTTATCCTGCAGGCGCTCGATGGACTCGATAACCACCAGGCGATGCTGCGCGGCTTCCTTCATGGTGTTGGGTGCCGACTCGTACAGCTCCCACAACTCCTCACGCCCGGTGGTTTTTGTGGCTTTTTCCGGTTTGATTTTGGAATTGATGGGCTGGGAACTGGAGCCGAACTGTTTGTGGACGGCCGCCTGAGTTTCCAGGGGCAGCGAAGCAAAGGCATATTCACGGCCTCCGCCTTGTGCCCTGCGCTGTCTACTCTTCCAGCCGTCCCGTTTCGCCCTGCGAACCACGGCACTGTGGGTGCCTGGCATTCCGCTCAACCCGGCTAGTTCTTTCGCCGTAAACCATTCCTGGTTCATTCTTCACCTCCATCGAACAAAGCCAGCTCAGGCGCCGCTGCTTTCTCTACGTTGCAGCGGTGCCCGGCCAGTTGGGCCATGGCAGCGGTCAAGCCTGCCATCACTTCCTCGCATTCCAGGTTGCCCTTGTAGAACTGCGCCAGCAGCGTGACCGCGTCGTTCATGGTGGATTGGAGGGCTAACAAATCGTCCTGGCTGGCAGGCTGACCGGCTGGAATATCAATCAGCAGCTTCTGTGCGGATGACCCGATGTACTGGGTAAGAAAGGTCGCACCGCAGGCGTGCTCGAAGGGGCGGATCATGACGGCAGGCATGCGTCCGTTTTCCAGCCACTTGTATAGGGTGTACTTCGAGGGCATCCCCATCAGGTCCGCTACCCGGTCAACGGAGAGGTTCCTTTTCTCACGGCCATGCTCCAGGCACAGCTCCATGGCATGCCTTAGTGATGTTGGATTTACCCGTTTCCAATTCCGACGGCGCATTAGAAAACCTCTTGATTACCTGTTCCAAACAAAGGCTGCTGTTGCTCTAGCTGCCCTGAAAATTAAGTGTTTAAACTGGATGCACATCACCGTTCCATGGAGTTACGTTATGCAGCTTTTTGTTTTTTCCGCTTTTGGCTTGGGTTTAATACACCTTGCGAGGTGCTATCCTTGGTCTTCGACTTGGCTGCATTTTTCGCGTATCTGGCAGGCCAAATGCTCGCGGGGTGAATGCCGATTGCGGAAGCAATCAGCCGCTCACCTTTCGGCCATGGCCGGTCAAGGGGAACAGCCAGCGTTGTGGGCGACGAATAGCCGTGGTGGGTTGCCAATTTCCGAAGGCTCCAACCTGCTTTGTGCAAGGCGGCGACGATATCGGCGCGGTGCCAGTTCTCTGGTGCCGCTTTTTTCGGCTCTATTTCTTTAGTCATGTGTTAACGCCTTTTTTGGGGCTTTGCGCTCATTGGTTTTGAACATGTCGAAAATAATAGTGCTCTATAAAGATCATTGCAAGCACTGAGAGCACGTCAATGTTCTGTTTTAATGCTCTTTGGTGATTATATGATTCTTTTTTTAGCCTTATCAGGGACTTGGGGGCAAGTATGACGCGTCAACCTTCTGCAACCGCTGAGGTCAATGTTCCGGAGTGGAACATTGACGCATTCAGCGAACGGCTGAAGCAGGCCTTAAATGGAAGAACGCCGTACTCTTTAGAGCGCGAAACGGGAATTGCTCAAAGCTTAATTAGGAAATATTTGAGCGGGCAATCTGTTCCTGGAACAGACAAGCTCGTGGCGCTGGCAAAAGCGGCAAAGGTTTCAGTGACCTGGCTTGCTACCGGTGAAAGCGAGGCAGTTGGAGAAGCTGGTAGCCACCAGGAGCTGGGGCGTGAACTAGACTTAAGCTCTTTGGAAGAAGTAACCAGGAAGGTCTTGCATTTGCTGGATGAGCGGCGGCCTGACCTGTCCGCCAAGGCCCGCGCACGCATCGTGCGCCTGGTCTACGAATTCTACTTGAGGCAAGGAGAGCCTATGGACGAAGCCAGTCTAAACAATGTGATAGAGCTGGCTGCATTTCGATAACAGGCACTCTGAGGGGCAAGATGATAGACGATCTGATCAAGCAAATTGGTGAGGTAATTGAAGGGGAAAGCAACAGCCAGGACAAAAGCGATCAACGTGTTAACGTCGTTGTTGGCAACGGCAGCACAGTGGTGATCGGCGATGGCAACCGCGATATCGGGCGCCGTGAGAGTGACCGGCCGGCAGGGGAGGGAGACACCACCAGGTGCCACGGCAGAAGGGATTCAGACCACGCTATACGCGACGAACTAAAACAACTCCGATCTCAGGTGAAAGACCTAGTTCAGCTGATCACCAGGTTGTTTTTAAAGAATGGTTCGGAAGGTTTTAAAGAGGATTTACCCGACTCTTCCCCTTGTCTCAATTCTAATGACCGTACACCCCCCAAAAGCCGTGTCGTCTCATTTTGCTCGCGCATGGCTTCGGTACCCTTGGTTAAGCCCAAACGCCGCGCCACGTCTAGCTCCGTTTCACATTATCCCATTCAATCCCATTTTATCCCGGATGTCTCATACTTAATGGCTGCACACACACGCTGTGGTGGTTGAAACCTGAGCGCTGAACCCCATATCCGTTCGCAACAGCATTCTTTCGGCTCTGCGGGGCTGGAGCCTATGTTCAATTGGTCGCGTTTAAGCCGGCCACCGAAGATCTGGCAGGAGTAGTCATGAGCAACGACGTAAACCGCAATGAACAAGTAGATGAATTGAAAGAAGCTGCTGAGGCATCTGGTGAAGAAGCGCAGACAGGTGAGCAGCAGACCGAGCAAGGTGAGGTTTCCGAACTTGACGCTTTAAAATCCCAGGTTCAGGAGTTTCAGGAGCAGATGCTGCGGTCCCAGGCGGAGATGCAGAACGTGCGTCGCAGGGCAGAGATAGACGTTGAGAAGGCGCACAAGTTTG